ATGACCACTCAAATTTCTGTCGACACTCTTCCTGCAATCACCCACAACCAGATCCCCGTTATTACAACTGAACTTCTGGCGCAGTTATACGGAACAAAAATCAAAAACATTTCTGATAACTTTCTGAACAACACGACGCGATTCGTGGTAGGAAAGCATTACTTTAAAATTGAAAAAAACGAATTACGCGAGTTTAAGAACAGACCCGAAACAATCGGGTTAGTTGGTAAAAATGCCCGCTCCCTTATCCTCTGGACAGAACGTGGCGCTGCCCGCCATGCAAAAATGCTCGAAACCGATCAGGCGTGGGAAGTGTTCGAAAAACTGGAAGACTGTTATTTCAGCCATAAACAACCACCAGCAACACAAAACTCCCCCACCCCAAATGATGGATGCGCATTACTGATCCACTTTGATAAACACGGTCAGGTAGAGTTCACAGAAAAAGTCCCCGCCGATGCGATGGTATGCACTCTGGAGCGGTTTAAATTTTATCTGGAGCAACACGGCTGGATCGTTGCCCGTAAAGAACAACTGGTAGAACGGTTGATGCGGTTTTAATGATTGCAAAACCCCGGATGATCACTGGGGTTAATTTTATCAAGCGTGATTGCCGCTAATCGCCCTCTCTCTGATTGAGCGTAAATCATCCAGGTTATGCAGTTCTTCCTGGACGTAATTGTCACAGGCTCCAGCAATGATAGACTCTCAATTTTAAGAGCCGTAGATAAAGAGCCTGCACATACGTTCATTAAGCAAACGCTTCAAAATGTCTGGGAAAAAATACGGACTTCCGAAAATCTGAAAAATCATCCATATCAACAGGATGCACGAAAAATGAGAGTTCCGTCACTTCCGGAATTAACTTTTCCGTGGCACTATTTACCCGGCATAGTGTATATCTTCACAATAATGACATAATCAACGCAGTTCATGGGGGAGGTGATGGTCCCCCATCTTTTTGTCTGTTATTCCTGTGCCCAGCCAACCCTGTATACCAGGATCTCATCCGCACTGCTCAGCGATTCCAGGTCCTTCTTCATGGTGCGCTGGCGAATGTGGATTTCCATCCCTTTGCTGAACATCGCCTGCTCTGCCGCTTCACTCAGCGCAATAAGCTCTTCTGCTGTCACCTGTACATCATTGTTTTCCGCATCCGTCCAGAAAAACGCCTCCGGCAGTTTCCCCGCTTTCGCTGCCGCCACCGATGGCTCAAGGCGTGTCTGCGTTGACTTTCCGTAGTCCCATTTCCGGCCATTGTGCTCAAACGTGTAGTTCGCCGCCTCCATCGCATTACGCCACGCGTTTATTTCATCACCCTTCATCCCGCGCGCTTTCTCCGCGGTCAGAGTATCAACGACGTTTTCCCCGTCAAACTTCCAGCGCCCGGAGATATCAGCTTTGCGGTTTTCTTCTGTATCCTCAACCTCCACCACACTCTGTCCCACTGGCCACAGCATCGACACATCCTTACTGATACTCGTGATTATGCCTTCGCTGTCATAAACCAGCTTCAGCGTATCCGCCTTAAATGACGACTGGCTTTCATACCAGTCACGGCCATCCTCTGCCTTCAGGTACATTGCCCCCGGAACATCCGACTTCTCAGGAGTATAACGTTGCAGATTTTTAAGATTCATTTCTTCTCCTCATACGAATATTCAGGACGGGGTACCCGTTTAAGCTTTCCGCACCCGGAAAAATCATGTTATTCATGTTCCACCGTAACCCACTGGCTGCCATCATGAACCTGAAGGAAGCCGTAAGTGACAGCGGTGACACAGGCTGCCCCTAAATTGCCGTTCGTCAGTGATACCGGAGCCGTCCTGATATTCAGAATCACAGCGCCCTCAGGGGCTGCATTTTCCCCCTGCGCACCGCCATAAAAAGAGGGGAAAACGACTGTGCTGGAGGTGACTTCTGTTTTCTCGCTGATACGCACTCTGTTCGCCTGTGAATCTGCGCCATCCTTCCCTGCGGGGCCCGTCGGCCCGGTATCACCTTTCGGCCCCCGCTCACCGGCAGGGCCTGCCGGGCCGGGGTCACCTTTATCCCCTTTTTCCCCTTGTGGTCCTCTGGGGCCGATAGCACCCTGTGGGCCTCGATCACCAGGCTCGCCTTTTTCCCCCTTAGGACCGACGCTACCTGTTGGCCCCGGAGGTCCAGGTATACCCTGTGGACCAGCCGGACCTGTATCGCCTCTCTCCCCTGCCACACCCTGCAATCCTTGCGGCCCTCTCTCTCCGGCAGGTCCCCTCGGACCTGCCGGGCCCTGAGGCCCCGGCTCCCCTCTGGGGCCAGTGTCACCTTTTGGTCCCGGAGGTCCTCCGGGATCTCCCGGCTCTCCTTTTTCGCCTCTGGCTCCGGTTTCACCTCGCGGGCCCGCAGGACCAGCAGGCCCCTGAATACCCGGCACTCCTTGCGGTCCCTCGGGGCCGTTTTCACCCCGTGGCCCCTGTACCCCCTGTGGGCCTGCCTCACCACGCTCACCCTTTGGCCCACGCTCGCCGGTATCGCCTTTTGGCCCGGGAATACCCTGTGGCCCCGTGTCTCCCTTATCCCCCTTCGGTCCCCGCGCATTCTCTGCCCGTTTCTTCGCTTCCTCTGCACTCGCCGCTGACGCTTCCGCACGTTTCAGGATTTCCGCGGCCACCGCTTCCAGCTCTGCAAGGGCTTTCGGGTAATACTGTGCGTCCTCCAGGTCCATCAGAAATTTATTCAGCGTTCCCGGTGCTGAGTCAGCCTTCACCAGAATGTCACCCACATATGACGGCGCGTACCCTTCCGTGTTCAGCGTCACCCGGTACAACCCCGGCTCAACATCCATACTGTAACTGCCGGTTTCCCCCGGCTGACCATACGCCACCGTGGTGACAATCACCGTCTCCGTTGTGCGGCGCGCTTTCAGCTCTATCGTGCATCCCGGTACCGGCTTACCGGCCCCGTCCTTCAGCACACCCGATATTCTGACTGCCATGGATTTCCTCCATAAAAAAACCGCAGGACCGGTTTCCCGGCCTGCGGTAAAATTTGTGATTTATTGATGTTAAAAAGGTGCCATCCGGCTGATCACCCTCAGCAACCGGTCGGCGGGGAAGGTACACTCCCCCGCCACGGTTTCTTACCGCTTACACTGTAAGAACGCCGCAATCTCCGCGCCCGCTATCCGGAACCGGAACTCGCACAGTGAACTGTGGGTGATCCAGATAATGAGCACTACCGTGATACAAATCACGGTGGTTTTTAACGGTTTTTGCGACATAACGCTTGCTCCTTTTACGGAGAGGCGCTAACCTTTCACTTGCTTAGGATGAATGGTCAGGCCTCGGGTTAAACATGAATGTTTTGTCCGGGGCCTTTTCACATCCGGCCTTCAGGTGTTCCCTCCGGCCATCAGCCAAAGGCACCCGCGCATACTGTACGGTTTTTGTCTCCTTCCGGCAATCCCGGGGCGCGATGTTCAGCGGATGCTGATCCCCGCGCTGTTTTTCTTCACCACTATCGCCTGAAGGTTACTGATTCGTGAACTGCCCCAACTGTTATTCTGACGCCGTGAGCTCACGGTAAAACTCAGGGTGATATGACCACCGCCAGCTGGCATATCGATGATCCCGCTGAAAATTCCCGGCTCTTCCACTGACCTGCCTGAATAAATCCGGCGTCCATTCTGATCAACATGCAGGAAGCACTCTGTCCAGATGTCATTACTGGTGCGGGATTCCTGTTTTGACCCGACATAGATTATCGGCGGGATTATAATCTGCCGGTCAAAGCTGTGATCGTCATACACCGTCAGCGTTCGTGTACCGTTCGCAAGGTAACTACCATCCACCGGAAAAGCCACCCCGGCACATTTCACAAGATCACCAATAATGTTCTCCGCTTTCAGCGTGCCATTTATCGTGCAGTTCTCCGCTATCACGACATTATTGAGCGTGCCCGAGTTCGCACTGATATGTCCGCTGATGTCCGCATTGCGGGCCGTCAGCCTGCCCTCCGGCGTCAGGGAGAACGTCGGGGGATTGCCGGACGAGGTGATGCTCACTGCAAACAGTCGCTTCAGGAACACGTCGTTCATAAACAGCTGATTCCCCTGCGCCACAAACAGCGGCGTGGTGTTGCCGTTCTCCGGGTTAATCATCGCGATACGGTCCGCCTGCAGCAGTATATTGCTCAGGGGCTGGCCATCAGCATCCTCAATCCCCGCACCAATACCGGCAACATACGGAATGCCGTTTTTTGTTTTCTGCACCTTCAGCATGTACAGTGCAGCCAGGTCGTTATTTGTGTCTGTCTGCACCCGCTGTATCTGCTGTATGGTGGCGCTCTGGTCTTCCAGCTTTTTATCCGTGGTCGAGGTGATTTCACTCCCTTTGTCATCCACGTACTGGCGGACCTGCGCTATCTGCCTGGCGTTTTCCTCCGTGCTCTGGCTGACGGTCTGTGTGATTTCACTGCTCACCCGGTCCACCTGCTGACTCACCTGCGCGATGGCCAGCGTCTGGTCCTCATTCTTTTTCGCAACCAGCTGCGTGAGGCTGTTTTCCGCCTCCCCGATTTTTCGGGTCACTTCCGCAACATCCGTCTCCAGCCGCTGACGGATGTCTTCTTCCAGTTGCGTGACCTCAGTACGCAGGGCTGACGCGTCAATACGCTCTTTCAGTGCCTTCCCCAGCAGCGCCTCATCTATCAGCCCACGGAAAATTTCCAGATACCCTTCACCATCATTGCTGGCCTGCCCGCTGGCCTCCACAAACGCAGATTTCCCCACCAGGTTGACGCTGCGCACATAAAACCAGAAATCCTTCCCGGGCTTAATGTGCGGGCCGGAGACGCTCCACTGGCTGCCGGTACCCAGATAACGGGCTGAGGTTTCCACCTGTGCCGTGTCCGTGATGCGTTTTTCTGAGAACCAGAATTCAGACTGTACCGTCGGGTCATACACTGCCAGCACCGGTACTGCCGTTATCTGAAAATACCCCGGCGTCAGTTCAATGCTGGCCGGTGCCGCCGGTGCATTAATCCGGAATGTGGTGGTGGCAGGTTCGCCCTGCTGGCCGTAGCTGTTTATCGCCCTGACCGTCAGGGTGTATTCCCCGAGCGGCAGGCCACTGAAACGGTGCTCCGTGTCCGCCGTGATGGCGCTGGTCACCAGGCGGCTGTTCTCACCACTGCCACTGGTCAGGCGCAGACTGAAGCGCACGCCCTTCACCACCCGCGGCGTGTCCCATTTCGCCAGCGCCAGATACTGGCCGTCTGAGGCACTCACCTCCACCGTGAGGTGCTGCACCGCCGGCGGGATGACGCTGTTCAGTGAGCCGGACATCGGCTCAAAGCGGGCCCCGTTATCCACAATGGCTTCTTTTTCCGGCACATGCTGCACCGCCGTGATGGCAAAGGTGCCGTCCGTGTTTTCCCGGATGGAAACACAGCGGAACAGGCGACGACGCAGTGACGGCAGGGAGAGTCCCCACACACCGTATGTTGCCACGCCATCAGGCAGGACGCTGACCTGTATCCGGTCCGGGGCGGGGAGTGCAGTGATGTCCACGCGCACCGGCTTACCGCTGCCGTTAATCAGGTTCACCGTCGATGTCCCTGTCTCCGGCAGTGTCACCTCACGGTCCAGCGTCAGTGTGCGGCTGGCGGCATCGATGGACAGGATGCGTCCGCCGGTCAGGGTCCCGGCATAGTCATTATCACAGATTTCAATGATGTCACCGGGTGTGTGCCGCAGCCCCTGAGACCCGAGCGTGAAATCCACCGTCTGCGTTTCCAGCAGTTCGGTCTTTATCACCCACAGTCCGGCACGGTGGGCCTGACCGCGGCTGGTACAGCCGAACGCATCCACCTTCAGCAGGTTGCGCCCGTAGCGCAGGATGGCGTCCGGGTCTTCCACCAGTTCCGTGGAAGTCTGCCAGCCGTTCTGCGGGTCGGTGTAATTCACCTCCACCGCCGTGTGCCGGTCCTTCAGGGCACTGAAGCTGTAGCGGAACCCCACGCCGTTATCATCCACCACCACATCGCTGTTGGTGTACGGCCACACCACATCCGACGGGCGGTCCTGAACGAACGTCAGCGTCTGGCCGTTCCATACCGGCATACAGCGCATCGCCGAGCAGAAATCCCCCAGGACATCCCACACCTTACGCTGCTGTGACAGGTACGCATTAAAGGTCATCCGCGGCTCTGTGCCCCCGAAACCATCCGGGACCGTCTGGTCACAGTACTGCCCGATGGCATACAGCGCCCACTTGTCCACGTCCGAGGCCCCCAGGCGTTTTCCCATCCCGTAGCGCGGGTGGGTCAGCATGTCCCACAGGCACCAGGCCGGGTTATTGCTGTATGCCGGTTTCAGACTCCCGTCCCAGATACCGCTGTAGGTGCGTTTTTCCGGGTCATAGTTTGACGGCACCTGGATGATGCGGCCGCGGATATGGTAGTTCACCACCATCTGCTGGCCACCGAACTGCTCCGCATCCACCTGCAGCCCCACAATGGCCGTGTTCGGGTAGCACTGTTTCACATCGATGATTTCGGTGTATGACGACCACAGCGTTCTGTTCTGCAGCTGGTCCGTGGTACTGTCCGCCGTCACCCTGACCACCCGGATGTTAAAGGGGCGCTCAGGGAGATTATTCAGAATCACCGACGTCAGGTACTGCGAGGTGGTCTTGCCGTTAATGGTGACATCCTTCTCCGTCACCCAGTTACCGTTACGCTCAAGCTGAATCAGCAGGCGGACAGAAGAGGGATTACGGTCACCCTTTGAGGTGGTCTCCACCAGTGACTGCACCCCGAAGGTGACCCGCAGACGGTCAATGTTCGCTGACGTGATGGTGCGCGTCACCGGCTTTGCCTTCGTCACCTCCACGCCCAGTGCGGTTTCTGCCCCGGAGGACTCAAAGCCTTCCGGCGGTGTCTGCTCCTGCTCCCCGGCACGCCAGACGGCGGTCACACCGTGTATCACGGGATTACCGTCCGTGTCCGTCAGCGGGGTTTTGTTCACCAGAATACTCTGCAGTCCCTTCACCGGGCCTTCCACCGGTCCCTCACCAATGGCATCAATCACGCTCATCATCTGCGTGGATTTGAGATTGTCCTTCGCCTCACGCGGTGTGTGCCCCTTGCCGCCCCCTTTACCCACTCTGTCCCCCTCTCCTGTCTGATGTCTGAATCTGTTTATGCCCAAAAACAACAGGCACCCCGGAGGGTGCCTGTGTCATGACGGAATAAAATTTCTGAAATTCTTCACATTTTTGCAAATTGCCTGTAGCCGCAATAATGACGCTGCGTTACTTTTTTGATGCCTGAAAAATAACTCCATAACGTTAATCTTCATCGTTTATTTCCCGCAGCTCCGCTGACTCTGCGGGATTTTTTTATCCCTTAAACCCGGCCTGATATTTTCTGTCCTCTGCCACCGATATCCCGCAGCCCCTTCCTGTGAATAAAAATTCTGAATTTATTCACATTTCTGCAAATTACCTGTGGCACTCATAATCACCATACGTTACAATTCGCCCGCTGATTACAGGCAATAATCAAAACTACTCCTTAAGGTGACTATTCGTTTCTCCCGTCAATATCCAGGTGTATTACGGGAGATTTTTTAATTCCCCCCTCAGTATCACGGACATTACTGACGCCACTCTGTCGCCAGAGACGAATGTACGGGATAAATAAAAACTCTGATTTTCTTCACATTTTCAGTCATTCTCCGTGGCAGAGTGCATTCCGGCAGGTTACAGTTTCTTCGGGTCAATAAAAATAAAACGCCAACAGGTTAGTCAACATCGTTCTCTTCCCGCAGCACGGAGTACTGCGGGATTTTTTTATCCCCTGAACCCGGCATGATGCCTTCTGTCCTCTGCCACCGATATCCGGCAATCCTCTTCCGGTGAATAAAAATTCTGAGTTTATTCACATTTCCGCACACTGACTGTAGTGCTCATAATCACGCTGCGTTACAGTTCATCTGCCAGAATAATGAAAAATTCCTTAAAGTTAATCTTCGTATCTCTTCCCGCAGGCGCCGAACACTGCGGGATTTTTTTCATCCCCGCCCGATAACCACCACTTTCCCGTCACCGCCCTCATCACGGGTGCTGATGTCCTGGGATATCCGTCGTGAACCAACCAGCATTTCACCGTAAGGCACCGGCACCGGATTCCCCTGAGCAATCATGTTGTCCAGTGACGAAAAATACGTGTTCTGTTTACCGTTATCCGTACTTTTGTACTCCGGCGTCTTTGCCTTCGGGGCCAGCATCTGGGCCACACCACCCAGTGCCATTGCAGAGCCCATGGAAAACATGATGTTGCTGGCTGCAATACCGATACCCGGCATCCAGATAGCTGCCGCAACCAGCGCAACGCCAAGCACGGCCTGAAACACTCCGCCACTTTTGGCACCTTCTGCCCGGGGAACCAGATGAATGACATCCCCCGGGTTCAGTGGCTCATGCAGTCGGGGCGATATCTGGTCCGGCGCGGTATCCTCACCGGCAATACGTATCTGGTACCAGCCTTCGTTCATCTGACAGCGGAATCCCGGCACCTGCTGCGACAGGGCACGGATGGCCTCCGCTGCCGTGTTCACATACAGACTGATGCGGCGACCAAATCGTTGTAAATCCCCGTGAAGGCAGATGCGGACCAGTGGCGGTGACGCCAGACAGAATGCGTTCGTCGTTGCCATTTTTCAGAATACCTCTCCCGTTTACTCAGTTGTTCAGGTATATGGTGAAGCAGCTCACCGTTGCCACAGTAAATGGCGGCATGATTCGGCACCGATGCGCCAAAGCAGCACAGCAGGATATCGCCTGCCTGTGCAGAGGACAGGGACACCCGGCAAAAGCCAGTGGCCTCCATATTGTCCAGGTACAGGTTCTGGCCGTTGCGCCACCAGTCATCCTCGCGATGAAAATCCGGCAGCGTTATCCCCGCCAGATGGTATGCATCCCGGAACAGGGTGTAACAGTCCGTCACACCGTGTTCAAAGCGCCGTCCGGTCAGGTGCGGCACACAGCGGAACCGGTGAATTTCACCCCGACAGACCAGCCACCAGGGCAGGGCACTCTTTATCTGCAGCCGCCGGTCCGCCTCGCTCAGCCAGGGCAGTCCACCGGGATGACTGTGGACCAGCGCCACAATCTCCCCCTGCATCTGTGCCTGCAGCCAGTCTTCCGGTGCAATACGAAAATACGCCTCCGGCTCTGCAGAGATATTCACGCAGGGCTGGTACCGTTCGCCCTCCGGGGTGCTTATCACGAAGCCGCACGACTCCGCTGGCGCACACCGCCGGGCATGCGCCAGAATCGCTGATTCAGTCTGTGTCATAAAACGGGATTTACTGCGAAAGTTTATTGATGGAAAGGAAACCGCCGAAATTAGCCACCATGCCGCGCATCTCACACCCGCGCATGCATTTACTGCATCTGTCCTTCCGGATATCCGTGGTGGGGTTGTCGAACTCATCCGCCACTGCCGGACCGTTATACCCGCATTCATCGCCCCGGTAATCCCACATACAGGTGTTCGCCAGCATGATGCGACCGGGAAACAGCGCACCGTCCGTCTCCGTCGGTGTCGCCAGCACAAACGAGGCCGTCATGGCCGTCAGCGCTGACATCTGCTCCACCACCCAGCGGTCCGTCAGCTCCTGCTCCGGGTCTGCCTCAGGATTGCCTGCCACAAAGTTCACCGCATCCAGAAAACGCGCATACACCCGGCGACGGACCACCGTGGCCCCCACCAGGCTCTGCAAATCCTCCGCCATCCCGGTGACAAGGCCGAAAAGATTGGACACCGTCAGCGACGGGCGGGCACTGCTGCCCTTTCCGTTCATCTCAAAGCCACTCCCCTCAATCGGGTACGCCTGATATTCACGCCCCTGCCAGGTCACCGGCTCCCCTTTTTCATTCAGCTCATTGCAGAAAAAATACCGCTCACCGCCCTGCACCGTCAGGTCGATTTCCCAGAGCACCACCCGCGGTGACTGCTCTGACTTAACCGACTCGTTCAGGCTTTCTTCGTGAATATCCTGCATATATCCGCCCATAAAAAAGGGGCGCAACCGCGCCCCGAACAATAAAAGTCCAATTTAAAATAAAACCAATAAAGGTAATAACAGAAAGTTAAATCAACACATGCCAGATGGCAATTGCTGATCGCAGTGACCAATGAAAACTGTGTTTTCATTGATACAGGCCGCCAGTAAGGGCTGACGGCCCGTATTTATTATACTTATCAGCAATAATCAGAACTGATAAGTCATACCCACAGCAACGATATTATCTGTCGCAACACCGGCTTTCCGGGTAAATTCACTTTCCTCAATCAGGTTAATTTTATAATCAACATGGGTGGACATATTCTTGTTAAAGTAATAAGTCGCACCGACATCAATATATTTAACCAGATCCTGATCGCCATGGTTCACACCACCAACCATAACATCCTGTCCTCGGGACTGAAGGTAGGCCAGAGACGGACGCAGACCAAAATCAAACTGATACTGAACAACGGCTTCGATATTCTGAGCTTTATCCGCAACACCTTGATCACCAAAGGTCGTCATATTCTGGGTTTCTGAATACACTGCTGCCAGATACAGGTTATTGGCATCATATTTAAGACCAGTTCCCCAGAATTCAGCATGTTTACCTTTTGCAACGCTGCCGGAATCAACGACCACTTCTTTTTCAGTCACATCCCCAGTTAAAGGATCTTTGATTTCAATAGTTTTGCTACCATTCAGTCCCTGAACCTGCTTATTGGTACGATCTGACTTGGTATACGCAGCCACAAAACCAAAACCATCAAACTCATAGCTGGCTGAGAAACCATACCCGTCACCATTGGCCTTCTGGAGGTCATCGCGCTCATTTTTGCCCTGATACTGCGCCGCAAAATTCAGACCATCAACCAGCCCAAAGAAATCTGTATTACGGTAAGTCAGAACTCCGGAAGTTCGGGCAGTCATAAAGTTATCGGTCTGAGTCCAGCCATCACCACCAAACTCTGGCAGTACGTCAGTATATGATCCGACATCGTAAGCAATACCGTAGTTACGTCCGTAATCAATGCTACCAACATCAGCAAATCTCAGACCTGCAAATGCCAGACGGGTTTTATTTCCCGCGGAACCTTCAGATTCCGTTTTGTTACCAGAGAACTGGTATTCCCACTGACCAAATCCGGTCAGTTGATCATTAATCTGCGTTTCGCCTTTAAAGCCGAGACGAGCATAAGTCTGATCTCCGTCATTACCTTTATCATCCGAGAAGTAATGCAGAGCGGTTGCACGCCCGTAAAGATCCAGTTTATTACCATCTTTATTATAAACTTCTGCTGCCTGCGCCCCCGCAGCAAACATCACTGCAACTGCTACAGCAGAAAGTGCCACTGTCATTTTTTTCATGATTTAATCCTTATTTAAACTGAACTATTCATGCATTCAGATGTCATGAACAAAAATTAAAATATTTTAATACAAATTCTTAGTTCAATTTATATTACGTAACAAAATGTAAATGCAAGATCGATTTCGCACTTTCTGACAAGACAGATTAAAAATAATTAACAACTAAACACTAAAGAATGATTTATAGGATAATTCTCATCTAACTACCTGCTCTATCGTGCAACTGAAATCACTGTACCGGGCGTTATCCGTAATACTCCACTCCCGGCACACCACCCTGACCGTCCGGTTATGTTTCGGGGGCTTCCACAAAAAAGCCCGGTAACCACCATGCCATGACAGAAACGCGGACAGTGCCTCCCGCTCAGCATCCGTTGTCACCCGAAAAACCACCTGAAAGGTCTTCAGTTGCGCATTCAGTCCTGCCGGACGACGCTGCTGATAACCGTCGCCAAACTTCACCGTCACCACCGACGGTTTCTCCGTCACCTGCATCCCTTCCCGGGGACACCAGTGAAGGGTCTTAATCTCATCCACTCAGCATTCCTCCGTCACGACGCATGGATAACATCACCGCCTGTACCCTCTGGTCTATCAGTTGCACAAGGGTGCCCGCCGCTTCCGGCCCTATCTGCCCGTTAGCGCCGTCATTCTGAATGGCGATGTGGTACACCGGAGAATACACCAGACCCGCACTGCCGTTCATGCGGCCCACCGCACGCACGCCGAGTGAACCATCCGCTGCCCGAGTCAGGGGCATTATGGCTTCAGGTCCGGCCTCCCCCATCAGCCCTGCCCCTTTTGCAAAGGCAAAGTACGTGGGCGTGTCCACAATACTGTTACTGTATGCACTCAGGTTTGCCGAGGTATAAACGCCGCCTTTTGCATTTGCCACCGCGCCACCCAGCCAGTTGCCTATACTGCCGAAAAATCCTCCTGCACCGGACATACTGTTTGCCGCCATCTTAATGCCGTTGACAATGGCCGCATTCATAAGAACTTTTGATATTTCCTGCAGGATTGATGCTGCCCAGCTGTGCCATTCCACTTTATTTCCGTTCAGCATCTCCGTGATGTTATTTACCATCCCTGAGATACCGTCTGTCGCAAGCTGTGCTGCCTGTGAAGCGTAATCTGATGCGCTGTCCACCCAGTTGCTGACCCCCTCCTGCAGTCCTTTCTGCCAGTCCGCACGTTGTTCATCCGACCTGGCATAAAAAGCTTCCTGCTCTTTCAGTCGTTCACTCAGATACTGCGCATTCTGCGCCAGCGCCTGCCTGTAAAAATCCTCACTGATATCCCCTGCCTGATACTGAGACTGAAGGTCCGCATCTTTCTGGCGGTAGCTGTCACGAATCTGCTGCAGCTCCCTCATCCGTTCACGGATCCGCTCACCCTGCCCGTACCCCAGCAGCTCTGCGTCATTTGATGCCCTTGCGTCTGCATTATCATTTTTCAGGGTCTCCTCCCGGGCCCGTAACTGCTCCCGGATTTTCTTCTGGTCAATCAGGGCAGCATTGCGCAGCAGCTCCTGCTTCTGAATCTCCGTCAGGGTTTTCAGCTCGCCCTGCGAGGTCTGGTATTTCAGTTTTGCCAGTTCTGTATTCTTCCCGGCCAGTGCCAGTTGTTCCTTCTGCTGCTTCAGCAGACGGGAAAAACTGTCTTCCGCTTTTTCCGTCTCAGATTTTTCGCCCCGGGATTTGGGTTTATTCGCCTCATTATTGCGCCAGGCTTCCATCGAATTACGGATGTAACGCTGCCTCGCCTCCTGATACATATCCCCCACCAGACCAAGGTCATCCGCCGCATACCCCAGCCGGGCACGCTCTTTTTCTTCCCCTTTCAGCCGGGAGAGGGCCAGTTGACGCTCTGTGTTATTCAGGGCGCTCTGCTGTTTATCATCCAGAGTGGCCTGTGACAGTCGCAGCGGTACACTCGCCAGTCCCTGACGCTGTTGCAGCAGTTCATTACCCAGCCCCAGCAGGCGGTTGAATTCCGTATGCTGACCGTTCATGACCAGCAGTGACTGATACGCTTTATTCTGCTCTGCTGCCTGCTGACGAATTAACACAACACGGCGCTCTTCCAGTCCGGCAAGCACATCCTGAATGGACTGCGCTTTTTCCTGCATCTGTGCCAGGCGGGACTGCTCAACAGCAAACTGCTCTGTTGCCTGAGCAAGCTCTTCCGTTACAGTTTTCACCGATGTCAGATGGTTTATCATGAAGCCGTTACCGGTCGTCCAGCCCGGATTAGCCAGCACATACTGATACCCGGCGATTTTTTCCTGCAGGGATTTCACCCGGCTGGCCTGCTCATCAATCAGCCGGTTCTGCTCTGTCAGCGCCTCCCGTGTTCGCCCTTCATTATCTGAAGCTTCAGGCAGAGACATTGATGGCGTTTTATGCGCGATTTCATCAATCGTCAGTGCATACTGGCGCGCAGACTCCCTGGCCTGTTCCTGACTCTGGTACAGCGTGTACCATGCGGCAGCTCCCAGCATCACCAGTCCGGGTACGCCTCCAACCAGTCCCAGCGCACCGCTCATCAGACGAGAACCCACTGCCGTTGTACTGTTCAGCGCATTCTGGGCGGCGGTTCTGGCAGCAATATTTCTGTTCAGGCGTTCCTGTGTGACCGCCAGACGGGCCTCTGCCGCAATCTGCATCTCAGTCCCGCGGGCTGCCGCCACAGCCTGCTGAGCCCGGTACACGGCTGCCCTTGCCCGCGCCGTAGCAATCTGCGTTCCCCTTAACTGGGCCTCAGCCAGTGCCACTTCATTACGTGCAGCGGTCACAAGTCCTGCCGTGGCAGACATCGCTCCGGAAGCCAGATTACCAAAGTACCGGGCCACCCCGACAGCAACCAGCACACCCGCAGCTGTTGCCACGGTATCAATATTTCCGGCCACACCGTTCAGCGCGCCGGAGAGCGTTTTCGTCGCTCCGCTGGCCTCATTCGCGCCGCCCACCCAGGCCATAAAGGCGTTTTCCACCTTCGTGATCCCGTCAGACACCGTTTCCGGCATGGCTGCATATTCATCACGCAATATCCCCAGCTGGCTGATTAACGCGGGAACGACTTTATCCGCCGTCAGTTGACCATCGTCCGCCATCGCCTTCAGATCCTTACGGGCCACACCCATGCCTGCAGCCAGTGCGCGAATGATCCGGTCCCCACTTTCATTGACCGAATTAAATTCCTCGCCGCGCAATACCCCCTGTGCCAGCGCCTGGCTGAACTGGGTGATCACCGAACCCGCCTCTGCCGCACTGGCACCGGAAATTTTCAGCCCTGTCGAAATGGCCTCCGTCACCTTCAGCACATCATCAGCACTGTAACCATATTCACGCATTGAGGCGGCAGAACGAGCAAACAGGGCCGCATTATCCGAAAATGCGGTGCCTGTCCGCTGGCTGATATCCATCAGCACTTTCTGTGATGACGAAAATTCATCCGATGACTGCGACGCCTGTTTCAGACGGGCATTCACGGAGCTCCATTCATCCGCCAGCGAAATCAGGTGTCCGGTGGCAAAGGCACCGGCAAACGCACCGGTCATTCCGACAGCCGAAGCGCGGATTTCCGTCAACTGGCTGTTCAGCTCAGCCAGAGCCCGGCGCTGCTCCCTGGCTGCCGCAGCAGCCTGACGTCCGCCATTCTGCAGGGTCCGGTAATATTCACTGCCCATACGGGACGCCCGCTGGATCTCCGACTGGAATGACTGTGAATTTGCCGAAATTTTGATAATCAGTTCACGTAACGTCGCCATTCACCTTTCTCCGGGCGTAAAAAAAACCGCCTCAGCGGTTCTCATCATTCATGACTGTGCTGCAAAGCTCAGCGCGTCTTCCAGCGCCGCAAACGGATCCACCTCCGGTTTATCCTCATCCTCGCCCCAGCAGAGCATGGCGTCCTTCAGTGCAACATTCATCCCCTGTGCCCCGAAAACCGCTTTCACGATCTGTGCATTACGGATATCCCCGCGCTCATCACCCAGCGGGGATATCCTGTCGAACTCCATCCACATCATCGCCTCGCTCGCACTCAGGCTGTGGCGCAGTTCGGATAAGGTGCGCCCCAGACGGAGCGCAAGTCGCATCAGAAAGCGAATTTCCGGGCGGGCTACTTTTTTCTGGCCGACCCTGCATCAGCGATCAGTTCCAGTGCCTGACGCAGCAACCGGGCATGTACCGGACCATAGACGGCCAGCACCTGCTCACGGTCGTCCGGAGTGAACACCCGCTGCAGGTCCGTATCACACAGGACATCGCAGAACAGCGTCACATCCGCTTCCAGGTTACGGCGGGTTTTCGCCACCACCGACAGGGTATCGTCATCCTCTCCATCACCATTGAGCACGTCCTGCCACAGATACCAGGCCTCTGCCGAAGGCTCCCGCAGCACCACGCTGACATTACCCCATTCCGGCACCTTCACCGTTTTATGACGAAACCCTGACAGTCTGGCCAGCGCCAGCGTTTTCAGATCCTTTTTCATGATGACCCATCCCCTTATCCGGCGGCTGCGCTCACTGTCACGGTGCATTCAACAGACGTCACACTCTGTGCTTTCTCTGCCGAATCGGTCACCACGCAGGTATATTTCCCCGCATCGGCGGACTGCGCACCCGGCTTACTGAAGGTGTCTGTCGTCTGCCCGTCAACCAGCTGACCATCCTTCTTCCAGGTGTATTTATACGGCGGCGTTCCCCCGTTGGCACTGACTGACATTGTCAACAGCGCACCGGTATTCACAGTAAGTGTCTTATCCAGATTTTTCACAAACGCCAGCGGTACCACATAGGACACCGGTTTGCCTTTCAGACGCAGTGAGAACGTTGCAGCCACCACGCCGTTGGTACCGGATGACCAGGTGTGCTGACGCACTTCCGCCAGGAATTTAAAGCCCTTACCGGACGGAAACTGCACCTTGAAGGCATACACCGTGTCATTGTCATAAGCATCACGCAGGGCGTTCTGGGCCTGATTCAGATAAAAATTACCCGACATGGAAATCTCGGACGACGCCCCCAGACCGTTGATGTTCTCCTGCTCTGTGGAGCAGAGCGTGGTCACATCAATATCCTGTTTCTGACCGGCGGTGAACTGGACTTCCTTGATGGTGCAGTCCATGCGTAGATATTCCGCCTTATCCATGGTTTCAGCAGTCGCCGGGGCAGATGAAATCATCACCTGCGTCAGCTGTGAGCGTTCATACAAAGCAGACATTCTGCCTCCTGATAATAAAAAACCCGCACGCGGCGGGGTATGGGTTTTGTAGAAAAAAGAAAAAGTCACACCGTGACCTGAAACTCCAGGGTTGCACGGTAACAGCGGTTTTCCGGAATATAGTCCTGCATTTCACTGACGGATCCCGGGGCCAGCAGCATTATGGCTTCACGGGCGTCCTGACGTATCTGACGCGCCTGCGTCACAGTCCCGGCATAAACGTCTATCTGCACCGCCACTGAGGACTCCGCCTGCCCGCCCATCACGTCCGCAGACACCGATGAAATCAGGCTGAAAACCACCCACGGAAGCGCCACCGACGGCCTGCCATCCAGCAGGGGGACCACATACGGGTACACCTGCCCGCCGGCAAGATGCGCCAGATGAGGATACAAATCCGCCTCCGTCATCGTCTCAGTACCTCATCAATGGCCCGGTTCATCCGAGCAATCGCCACCTGCGCTGCCTGTTCACTGCGCACATCAAACGCCGGGCGTACAAACGGGTGCGGTGGCATATTCACGGTCCCCATTTCCACAAACCGCCAGTAGAAAGCATTGCGCGGGTTATCCGCCTTCATGGTGTTATCGCTGTTACCGGTGTCCGGATTAACACCACGGATATGGACACCGGATTCCATACCGCCATCGCGGGAGCGCCGGGAAAGGACCACCACATTGCGGCGCAGTTTTCCCCTGCGCACCGGTGCCCGTGACACCACTTCTTCTTTCAGCACATTCGCACCCGCACGGGTTGCCTCACGCAGCACCCGGTTATTTTCCGCACCACTCAGAAGCTGCAAATCGCGGCTGATGTCCTCCAGCCCCGAAAAATCCAGCAGGGTTTCGATCATTTTTCCCCTCCCAGCCGACAGAGAATTTCCAGACGCCCGCCGGTCGCATCCGGCACGGGCAGCCCGACAACGTTCAGGATCCGGTCACGCCATGGACCACTCAGCACATGAAGTCGTGACGCTGCCGTGATTTCCCGACCGGACTGACCGCGCACCCAGATGCGGATTTCCGCCTGCGCCATTTCCGCACCGGACTGCATCCGCTCCCGGCTGCTCCTGCCACGGATATCCGCATGAATTTTCCCGCATGACACCCATTCTTCCGTCATTTCTCCGGCAGCATTACGGGTTAACACCGGGTTCAGAACACTTATCATCTGTGTCAGACGACCTGCAGATATTGCCATTCCCCCTCCTCATAACACCGTCGGACAACGCAAATCGTAAATCAGCACGGAAACAGAAAACGGCAGCTCCCCCTGAAGCAGTTCTTCCCGCTCCGCAAGATCCGGATTCCGGTACAGCATCCCGGTCAGTCGCATGGCAGCCCCCTTCATCCGGGTTAATGCCTCGCCCGGGATCAGTTCACCGTCCTCACGAATCACCTTATCCCGGCTGCCCTGAATGTAGGCCAGCAGCACGGCGGTAGCCTGACGAACCTTGTCCATCAGCATGTCATCATCCGCGTCATGGTCGACACGCAGATGTGCCTTGATCTCTTCCAGCGTCAGTAATGCCGTCATTTTCCGCCTCCTGCATCCCGCCCACGTTTTGCAGCCAGGGTCCAGCCTGATGAATGAGCTTCTCCGGGTTTATCACCGGTCATACTGTTGCAGTGCCACAGCGAGCCCCCCCACGTCACCGTATCGCCGGGGTGGTAGGTTTCACCGGCTCTGAACACACCGCGGTAGAGCATCACCGGCAGGGAAAATGTTTTTTCCGTACGCTGGCCACTGCTCTGCCGGACCACCACAGAGAACAACCGTTCACCCGTCATGCTGACGTCAATATCCGCCACCCCGTCAACCAGGCATTCCCATCCCCGCATCCCGTGCGTTTTTTCATACGCCCGCCAGAGTCCGCCCTGGTGTGTGGCATACGTGCCCCGGGGAAAGGATTTTTGATCGTCAATGGCAGGGAGTATTTCCAGTGCAGTGGCATCACGCCCGTCCTGCGGAGCCGGCAGGGCACTCACCGCATCCAGAACAGCCTTCTGCAGAACATCGGGATCATAGTCACGACCATCACGCGGAACAGGAATATGGCTTACCGCCTCCTTCACCATCTGTTCAAGCATCGGACGCACATCATCCGGGGTGATACTTTTACCGTCTGCCGGCTGCGGAATATTTGCGACCGCATCATTCACCGCCTTCTGCAGAACATCCGGATCGTAGTCACGACCATCACGCGGAACAGGAATATGGCTCACTGCCTCTGTCACCATCTGTTCAAGCATCGGACGCACATCATCCGGGGTGAGACTTTTACCGTCCGCCGGCTGTGGAATATTTGCGACCGCGTCATTCACCGCCTTCTGCAGTACTTCCGGATCGTAGTCACGACCGTCACGCGGAACAGGGATATGGCTTACCGCCTCCTTCACCATCTGCTCAAGCATCGGACGCACATCATCGCCCGTCACGCACTTCTGTAATACCACAGACAGGGAAGCCAGTTTTTCTTCAAACGTTTGTGCCTGCGCGGCTATTTTCCCCTCAAATGTGCGCTGTAAATCCGCCAGCACCGCGGAAAATTCTTCACCCAGCGCACGGATAATGGACAGTTCACGTTCATTCATTTTTTCAGAATCCCCCTGAACATCGCCTTCACCGCGTCATGCTCTGTTTCAGTGATTGCCTTATTACCGTCAGATGCAGCGACCGCCTGAGGCACGGAAGCTGTTTTACCGGACGACGCGAACGGATCTTCACGGGCATCACGGCGGGACAACGCTTCCAGACTGTAGTTCTGCTGCTGAAGATACAGTGCATCGCCTCCTGCCAGGGGCGGCAGGTTCTCCCGTTTACGGGCTTCATTGGGCGTGAGAAGCGTATTTTTCACCGCATCCCCCAGCGTTTTCATGCGCCGCTCACTGTCCATTCTCAGCAGCGTGGTGACATCAAACTCCGTACTCTCGTTTTCCCCCGTTTCCAGCGCCTCATCCAGTAACAGTTCAATGGACTCAATCAGCGTCTGCAGGCACTGGGAATAATACTGCTGCTCCAGCGCCTCCACGTTGTCACTGGAAGGCGGTTGTCCCACGCCAATCTTGTAGGCCGGAACACGGAACACCGAACAGACAATTTCAGCGGTCATCTTCAGTTGTTCCACCGTCTGCGCATCCACCGGTGAAAACGTCGTGGGGTTGTATTTTGCCCCGTTGCTCAGAATGGCCGTTTTCCCCGCATTTTCGCCTGTATACCCGCTGTCCCAGTTGCTCTTCAGTTTTTTCGCATTTTCTTCCGTAATACTGCCGGGGATCTCAATCACCCCGGACGGCCTGCCGCCATTTCTGAAAAAAGACGTCGAATTTTCCTGAATATGATGCCCCTGCGTGGCCGCCAGCCCGGCGGCATACACCGGCGGCAATCCTATAAGCGGATGAAAAAAACAGTTAAACCGGTCGTGGATCACTTCCCGGGCAGGCACCGTCACCGCCTCAGTGATCCCGCAGTTCCGGTCCGGCGTGATGCGGTAGAACACTTCGCCGTCATCCGCCACCAGTGGTTCAACCCGGCTCCAGTCCAGAATACGCAGTTCTTTGATCTGCCCCCGGGCATTACGGATTTTCAGCACCACCGTATTGCCGTGACGCAGTTTGGCGTTCAGCCACAGTTCAAAAAACTGGATGCGGTTCTGCTGGGCGTTGGGACGACGACAGAGGCGGGCAATATCCCCCCGGCGCGTTTCCCTGCGTATCCCCTGCGCATCCGTCTGCATAAGACGCAGCCGCATTTTGGCGATATCCTGGGATATCAGCGAAATACATGCAAACACCGCATGAAAGGAGAGGACGGTTTCCGGATCCGCTTTCACCCCCTGCTGCCAGGCACCGGAAAAGGGCTCAGCCACAGCCTGAAACAGGCTGGTCCAGCCCGCCTCTCTTACGTCACGTCCTGATTTCTGGTTTTTTCGGGTTCGCCGTAAAAGGTTCCACATTCGCCATGCTCCGCATCACGTTTCTTTTTCTGACCTGCCGGACGTCGCACCGTGATGTACTCCGCCTTTCCCAGGCGAACCAGCACCTCCGCACACGGCTGTGCCACATCACGGATATCCCCGGTCCGGGCATCATGCGTGCCCTGCAGATATCGGATTTTTGCCATCAGTTACTGCGGGAAGCTCTCACCTCCCGCCCTCCTTATCAGACTCAGCCGCCGGACGCACTGCCGTAGTTCACACCGGTGATCACCGCCACCGCCGCGGTACGGCGACGACGCCAGTTGATCCAGCGCTCCGCACGGATGGCCACGCTGCCGGTCTGGAACATGGAGACCAGCTCCACCGGCGACGGCGTGGTACTGTCGCCGGTCGGCTCAGACTGCATTTCCAGTGATGCCTCGCGGGACATATCCACTGCCACGCCGCCGTCATCCGCCAGATAAATATCCGGGGCATTCACCAGCACCAGCTGGTCACCCACGTACTGGGAGACAATCACCGGCAGCCCCTGGAAGGTGCCACCCAGCAGGGTCATGTCCGGGTATTCCTTCTGACCCAGTGCATTTTTACGCATGGACAGCGCCAGGGCATTGGTGCTGGACATCAGCCAGACCGCACCGGTGGGCTGCAGGTTTGCTGCCACAAACTGCCCAAACGCAGCCTCTGCATCCGCATCCGGGTTACCGGTTGATGCCGTGCCCTTCACATCATGGGTGATGGACGCCGGGGAGACATCTGCCACCGCCGCTTTTTTCGGGTCCACAAAGTCTGTATCCAGACGCGCCACCACCGCTTCCGCCAGCGCATTACGGACCAGTGCATCAGCAGCCGGACTGGAAAAACGGATCAGCTCTTCCGTCAGTACCGCAATGGCCGACACCTTCGCATGACTGAAGGTGATGGATTCAAAATCAAACTTCGTCAGGGGTTTTGCCTTACCCTCCCCCACCCAGCCGGCAGCACCGCCCGACACCTGGGCGTGCACACGGATATTGAACGGCACCTGACGAAGTGCGGGGATCCCGCCCTGACCAAATCGCCCGATAATGGTCTGAGGACGCAGATAGTCAATAAAGTCCTGTGCATATTCCTGATATTCAGACAGGCTGCCTGCCCACTGCGGATCCGTGGTGGTCCCCGCGCCCACTGCCGATTTCAGGACATGATGCAGACGACTGTCATCCGGATACTGACGACGGGCCACTTCCAGGGCTTCAGAGCGGACACCTTTAGCCGCAGCCAGTGATTTGGCAAAGCGGGCGAAGCCAATCCCCTTATCCAGTTTCTGCTCCACACGGATCACCGGCGCTGAAGCCACCGCGGCCACATTCCCGTTACCGGCCTGTTTCACCGGCTGCGCCGTGGCGGCCTTACCGGCTTCCAGTTCACGCAGGCGCTTCAGGTGCGCATCCACCTGACGGATTTCCGCTGCGGTGTTGTCGTAATGCTCTTCCTCCTCCACATCCAGCGTGCGCCCTTCCTCTGCGGCTTTGGTCATGACCTCCTCAAGGGAGGCTGCCAGCGCTGCACGCTTGTTTTCAAAACTTTTAATCTGTTCGCCAATATTCATTATGGTCTTTTCCTTATGAAAAACGGTTGTTGACTGTACCGCAGCGCCGGCAGAAGATGCGATTTTCACCACCGGTTTCCGGTTGCCGGACGCGGCAGAAAACGGGCGGTCGTAAGATTTAATGGTCCGGATGGTGCATTCCGCATTTGCGGGCACGGTGACGGCAGACACCTCCATCAGCTCCCAGCGCAGAAAATGCAGTCCGCCTCCGTCCAGAAAGGTGTATTCATGAGGACGGAAGCCCACGGACAGCCCCCTGACCAGCCCGCTCTTAATGGCCGCCCAGGCCTCATCCAGTCGGGCAGCCAGTTGCGACGGCATATCCGGTACGGGCTTCGCCAGTGTTGCCGTGATTTCCAGCCCTTCACTGACCCGGCGCACCGTACACTGCCCCACCGGGCGGGAATGGTCATGCTGCCAGAGAAACGGGATCGCACTGCCAAACTCCGCGCCCTCCGGCTCCAGGATGTCACCATCCCGATCCGGAGAAGGCGTTGACGCAATCCCGGTGATCACCCGCTCATCCTCACTGAAGGATTTCACCGTCAGCAGGGAGCAGGCCCGTTTAAGAGTCACATCAGCCTCCTGAAAATAAAAAAACCGCCGCAGCGGTCCATGATGGTTACAGGGTGAACAGGGTTATATGAAAAAAACCGCATATTCTTTCTTTTTAGGCTCCGGATTCAGGGACATCAGGGATACCGCATTGAAAAGCGCCATCAGCGGGTCAATTTTTCCCCGCCCGCTGGCCTGTTTGGTAATAAGGATGGCGTTACCTCTGGGCTCCACCCGGGCATTACCCACGCACCAGGCCATCAGTGGCTGGCCACCATGCACCAGCACCCCTTCAGCCAGTTTTCGCTCGGTGGTTTTGATGGCCCCGCCCAGCTTCCAGCCCTGGCTTATCCCCACCACACTCTCATCGGGGATCCCGGCTTCCGCCAGTGAATCCAGAATCTGCCCCACGCCTGACGGGTCAATACCGATATGGTCCAGTAACTCAGCCTCATGAATGCGACGCACATACTCCGCCACTTCCGCCGTGTCATCCCCGACCCGACGGACAATCGTCATATCGCCACAGGCAACAAGATCCTGAAAACGGGATGCCTCACTCTTCCGTCTGACCACCGCGGTTTCATGCGCCCAGGCATGGCCCCAGCCCAGCCATTCGCGGGTCTCCCGATCACGGCCAATCACGTACATTCCCAGCAGATCATCCAGGCCCCCGCCGTCAATCCCCACCGTCACCACATCAGCGCGCTGCAGGATATCGTCCAGGCTGACGCGCCTGCCCTGCTGCTCCCAGAAATCCGCGCCCGCCCAGCGGTCAGAACGCAGGGCAAGGCCTATTTCCACATTGGCGTGTTTTGACATGAAGCCACGGAATGCCTCCTCACCGGCTTCCCGGGCTTTGCGGTACTCCCGGTACAGAAAGGCCTCATCCACCGAATAACCGAGATTCGGATTGACCATGGCGAGGTTTTCCATCAGCAGGTGCTCACCGCGCTCCACCATCTCCGGCGGATGCTCAAATATCACCGGCAGAAAGTGCGGATCATGAATTTTGCCGTCACGCACATCCCGGGCGTACTGCAGTTTCTGTCTGAACACCCCGGCGGGCGGTTCATTCGACTGGGTGGTTGTGTACACCACAAATCCTTCCGGACGGGAGGCAAGCCCGCCGATGGCTTCACGTAACATGTCTTCCGCTTTGTACTGCTTGCCAAACAGCCACAGTTCATCAATCAGTGTCCCCACGGACTTGATACCGGACACCGTATTCGGATCGGCTGCCACCACCTTCAGGGTGGTGTCCGTCACCCGATGGGTGATGGTCCGGATATGTGTCTGCACCTGACAGAGGTCATCCAGATCATCGTCCCGTCGTACCATATCCCTGGCAGGGTTGAAGGCATTAGCCGCCACCTCCACGGTCGGGGCCAGAATGGTGTAGCCCGCCGCCTGCCGCCAGTTCAGTAACAGCGCCGTCATCATGATCCCGGCAGCCAGCGTGGACTTGCTGTTTTTTTTGGGTATCAGAATGAACACTTCCTTTATATGGCGTACACCGGTCTGCGCATCGTAGGAGCCAAACAGGGCAGCCACCAGATCAAACACCCACTGTGCACAGGACTCCCCGAACGTCGGGCTGCCCGGTGCATCCACAATCCGCAGTTGTTTAAAAATCGCCAGGGCATGTGCGGCCTGGTCCGGGTAAATCGGAGCCGGAATAATCGACAGCCCCTTTTTCAGACGCTCTGCCCAGTCCGGGCAGGCCGTGCTCCACACTGGTATCATCCGTTGCCCTCATTATCATTATTCACCACCAGGCGGGGTGGTGGTGGCACCGCAAAACGGTTAGCCGCTTTTTTCGCCGCGTCACCTTTTGCCGATTTTTTACCGGCATCCCCTTTTTTGTGGTGCGTGAACTGCGCCAGCTTATAAGCCGCATCCAGCGCCAGCCTGGGGTCGGTATTAATGTTCTCCACCAGAAGACGCCCCATCGCTTTCACCGGATCGGGAAGACCGTCCTCCATATACTCAATACCAGGAGATATCACCACGGGCGGTGGCATCTCCGGATTTGTTTCGTCCGGCTGTGGTATTGCAGCCGCCTCACGGCGACGGGGTTTATCCTCCTGCTCTGATTTTTTCTGCCGGTAAACAGGAACCTCATCCACCTCCACCGTCTCGCACTGTTTACGGGCTATAAACGCAAGCACCTCCGGATCTTTTGCCAGCTGCGAGCCTTTAACCCTGGCTGTCTTCGCCGAATAACCGGCGGCAATGGCTGACGCTGTTTTGTTTTTCCCGGACATGAGCGCCAGCGCAAATTTTCGTTTTTGCGTTGTCAGCACAGCCTCCTCCCGGGTCCAGAACGCACTCAGCCGGGTATGGTTCAGCCCATTTTTCCCGGCGTCTCATGCCGCAAATGTTAACTGCTGCCAGGTTAACATTTGCTGAAAAAGCCTGTTAACATTTTTTCCACGCAACAAACTGAATAATAAAGATAAAAACCGCAAAAATGCCCGGACAGCCAGTTAACATGTTAACTGCCCTGAAACGGGAATTTTTTCTCTGCGTGAGAGGGGGCGCGGTGTCCAAAGCGATCGTTTTTTACGCCGGATGATACCCCCCCGGGTCGGGTTACAGTCCGATGATGTCGTCCGCTCTGTCACTACCTCCGGACACCTCCGGCAGCGTCGGGTCCGGCATACCACCCGCCGCTTCACGAGCAGACTTTTGTCGATGGCATTCGGTACAGAGCGTCCAGAGATTCGTCTCCTCATTACCACCACCGAACTGAAGTGCAATTCGGTGATCGAGTTCACTGTCACAGAGGTCAACCACACGACCACAGAGACAGCACTGCCCGGCATCCCTGAGCCAGATATGACGCTTGAGGGAAACACGTGCACTGCCACTGACACGACGCTGTTCACCCTTCAGAATATTCACCCGTCGGGTATTCAGTGTTTTGATTCTGCTCTGGAGTGTACAAAGCTCAGCCATGTAAAATCCCCGTCATATGGCAATCAGTAAAGGAAATAAATATGTCATCGAAAAACCGGACCCGCAGAACCACAACCCGCAATATCCGTTTCCCCAATCACATGATTGAACAGATCAACATCGCCCTTGAGCATAAAGGGTCCGGTAACTTTTCAGCGTGGGTTATTGAAGCCTGCAGGAGAAGGCTGGCAACAGATGCAACGCACCTGCGCCCGGCCAGCATGACAAATAACGAGAAATGAACGTTCGGTTACAGGAGCAGGTACCCACTGTCCTCCAACAATATTTCATCTTCATACCCGGCGGAACAAGACTTACCCAGCCGGGATGTACAGAATAACAACAGAGTGATAATTAATTTCTGATGAAATAATCAGGGTGCAGAAGGACTAAAGATAAACGTTTTCTTCACGCCTTTACGCGGCCTGTCCTTCTCAAATCGCCATTTTGCCATCGCCTTTACAACCTGCTCATCAAACAGATGGTGCGGCTCTGAACGGATAAACTCAATTCGGGTGACAGTACCATCAGCACCAATATCAAACTTCACATCAACCCGTCCCTTTATATAATTTGCCGCTGCATAGGCCGGATATTGTGGTAATGCCTTAACCAACTGTCGGGGCATATCTGTTTTATGTTGCGTACAGCCCATAACCAGAGAAGACAACAAAATAATTAACGGAAGATTTCTTTTCATTTTCATTCCCGGCGCAGATAAGAATAAGTCTTATTCTAACAATGCCACCCTGTCGGTCATCAATCCTCTGCTTAATGGCAACGACAATTATCCGACTTAAATCACAAATCAGACACATGACATAACAGAGCTTGCGAGGTAACACATCGTCCGGTTTCTTCCACCATCGCACCGGACCAGCGACCATGAGGGGACAACGCCGCGCTCCGTTAACGCGGTAAACCCCGGTGTGTATCGTTTTTGATTATCCCCGCACACTCGCGCAGAGGAGTCTCCCGGTCGGGCTGCGGTCTCTGTTAATGCAGGAATACGGCGACGATACGGCGCATAGTTATGTCAGGCTGAAATGCCTTTATCAAATCCGGGTAACGCAATCTGCCCCTGCTGCTCCAGCCTGTCCAGCCTTGCCAGCAACTGAGGCTTCTTCACCCTGCCCCAGCGATTGAGCAAGCGACCTGACATACTGGCGACATCTTTCTCTTTCATGTATTCCAGCATGACTGCATTTCTCTCAGCTTCCAGGTGTGTTTTTCCCTGCATGATAAGTTCTGCCATCCAGTTGAAAGCCTGGATGTACGTAACCTTTATTTGCATCGCAGTCTTACCAGTAAACCCCATAACGACCAGCATGTAACCGTCTTTCGTCATGTTAAACATTGGCTGGACATCACCATTTTTATCAATAAAATCAGTAGGCTCAAAATTGAGCCGGGCAAAATCATCAGGACATTCAGAAATGGTTTGCCTGATCTTTCTTAATACGTTCTTATGACTCTTACCAAAAAATTCCGCCACTTTAATACTCGTGGTCAGGACAGAGCCTCCCACTACCATAACCATGTCACGAAAATCAATGCCGTTAACAACGGTAGAATATTTCATAGCGTGTACCTGCTCTTTGAAATGAACCTTTGCCGCACAGGAAACCAGCCCACCGAGGCTCGCCAGCACTAACTGGTATCCTCAAAGGCTCATTCCAAAGGGGCAGGTTCGGTGGTTATCATGCGCTGCGGTGCGCGGTGAAATTCAGATATGAAAAAGCCAGCGATTAAGCAGGCTCTGTTAATTCAGGCACTGAGTGCGGATATATTCCTGAAGCGTTCTCAATGCGGCCTGATCGCTGATGATTCCGTCTCTGATACCGAGAACGTTTCGTCCAGCAACTGGAGAGAGTTCGACGGAGGCATCATTGCCCACGCCGGAGGTGGTGGGGGCTTCACGCACGGAGCCTGGACAGGTGGCGTTGATCCGCAGGCGCTTACGACCAGCGGCAACATCAGCACGCAGAGTTTCATTTTCAGCTCTCGCATCGGCTAATTCCCTCGAGTATTTTGCATCGAGCGCAGCAACATCGCGCTGGCGCACCTGCATATCAGTAATGGTTGCGTTTGCCTGCTCCAGCTCTCTGGCTTTTTTATCGCGCTGCGCTTTGTAGGTGATGGCGTTATCGCGGTAATGATTCAGCCCCAGACTAAGCGCACCACAGACCACCAGCAGAATAACGGTAAACGCGGAAAGCATTCGGTTTATGCTCACTCCAGCAGCCCCGACGAAGACAACATCATCCAGCCCATGGAAAGAAAAAGAGCAACCAGCATTAGTGAAAATGAAATGCCGACGATTACACAGAGGATCTTCGCCAGCATTATGAGTTTGTCTGACATGCTTAATCCTCCCTTCACGATTTCAACGCAATGACCAGTTTTGCCAGCCCATACAGTATCGGAGACACAGCGATACCGACCGCCACCCACTTAATAGCAAAAGCCAGCGCTCTGCTGATGTCATCACTTACTGGCGCTTTCAGTTCAAGGCCGTTTTTCATAGTCAACCTCAACAGAATTCGTTTATACTTTTCCATGTTCTCCCTTGCCTTATCCAAGGTCAGAAACACAAAACCCCGCTTGCTGCCAACAAACGGGGTTTTTACTTTTATTCACTTACATTTTGCCAGTTCGCAGGATTTCGTGTTATCCGTCCATGTAAGCAAACCTCATTTTTCAGCAAAATATTCTGCTTATCTGTCGATACCCCAGCACGCCAGCGCGCTCTCCTGGTCACGACGGGATACCTGACCATAACAGTTATTTGAGCGGATACGGCAGTCCCTGCCACCGTCCTTAATCCACCAGCGAATCGCTTCACACGCTCCCCTGCGATCGCCTGCATTAATTCGTTTATAAAACGTCGACGGGAAACACTTACCGGGGCCAATGTTATACGGGCAGAATGACGCGATCCCCGCTTTCTGGGGTTCAGTCAGTGGCACCCGGATGTTTTTCTCCACCCATGCCAGCGCCTTATCACGCTCAATGGCGTTAACCTGGTCGCATTTTTTCTTCGACAACTTCATGCCCGGGACGACAGGTTTGCCATCCACCCTGGTGGCACCACGACAAATGGTCCAGATACCCGCACCATCACGGTATGCCGTGGTGTGGTTACCTTCTTTTTCATCCAGAAACTGGTCGAGAATATCAGGCGCAGGCGCCCCTGCGGCAATCAGCGCCAGAACGGCAGCCGACAGGCCGTATTTGATTTTGGTGTTCATGGATATTTATCAGGATTTATCGGTTCCGAATCCCTGGATATGTTAAGCCTTCACCCCACCAGTGGTGGGCACTGGCGGGTTCTTAATTTCCCCGGATGATCGTGGATTACATTCCACCAGGAGATTACTTATGCTTATCTATCCAGCGGCAGACCTCCGTTTACAGGGACGCAGAGCACAACCATGGGATAAAACAACCACTCATAAATATCGTCCCGGTCAATATTATGACTTTCGTAAACACCCGGAACTGATCGAGACACACCTTGAGGATTTTGTTGAATATTCAGACAGACAAGCGATTCAGACCTTTTTTTCTTTTGTTAAGTGGATCAACAGCAATTCATCTGCATTCGAGAGCACGGACTGCATGTTTTCAGGAACACCAAAGGTTGATGAATACGCCCCGGTATTTGGTTGCACCCATGCGTCATCTGGCCGCTTCGAATTTTTGTTTCGCGATACGAAAATAAACCAAAATGAGCGAGCTGTCGGATGGGTACTTAACAAACTATCGCTCTACCTTCAGAAAGAACGGCCCGATTTTTGTAAAGGAACCTTTGGCATCGTTCCCCTCATGACGGAATATACCGACTCCGGCGGTAACGAGTTCACCGGTTATCGTATTTGTGTCTATTTCGATGCTTACGGGAATGGAACAGAGGATACCTGGACTTCTCTCAACATCATGTTTGATGGCCTCATGAAAGCCACCAAAAGAATGAGCAATGAAACAATCACTGGCGAGATGCGTCCCCTTTAAAAAATTATCCAGAATCTCACTATTTGCAGAGCGCTCTCTGTTTTTTTGAATACGGAAACACTCTGCGAGATTTCTGCTCATCACTTTCCGGCAATAATCGTAAAACGCCGCGAACTGCTCATCACGGCGTTTTTTTTCACCTTCGGAAGGGATCTGCACCGACAGTTTTTTATTCAGTTCAACGACGCTGTTCTCCAGTTTTTCAATGCGTGATTCGATATCATCTTTTTCTGACTGTATCGTGTTATATGCATTGTTAATTTGTATGGTATACCGCTCTTCTGAACAGAGGCGCTTTTCCGGCAACGGTTCGTTCCCTTCACATAACCCGGCAGCAATATCCATGAAAAACTGCTTCGCCTTCTTTTTCGCCTCAGCTTCGTAAAACTCCAGCGGGGCACCTTCAACACGATCAAGATCAATCACCACATTTGGCAACAACAGTGACGTATACCCACCCGTTTCCAGCGCCACAGTAACAGTAATCTTATCCGGGTAAATATTTATCCCTTTAACAACCAGTTCGTATTGTTTATTCATCGTCTACTCTCCCCGCGCCGCCTTACGCCGGTCTTCTTTAATTTTGAAATACAGGTTCGTCAGATATGTCAGCAGCCCAAACAGCAGACTCCCCAGCACGCCTATTGCCGCCCACTGAGACGGGGAGACTTTGTCCAGCAACTGCAGGAACCAGTAGCCCGTTCCCACCGCTGACGTGGTGTATGACACACCTGTTGTGATTTTTTC